GTCCTCGACGGCGGCTAGGCCATCGGCCAGGTGCAGGTCGTTAAAGTCGGTACCGGTGCCACGGTTCAAGCCCCACACCGGGATGGCCACCAGTGCGTTCACCTCGCGGGCTGTCTTGCGGGCGTCGGTGATGCCGGGGTTGCCTTTGGTCTGGAAGTCGTCATCGGCCGCAATGATCATCCGGGCGTCCGGCAGCGCCGCGCGGATCTTGCGGGCGACAGGGGCCAGGTTGCCCGAGTTGAAGGCGACCACCACGCAGTGCTCTGTGGCCATGCGGATGGAGCAGGCCGTGGCCCACCCCTCGGCGATCACCACGGTGCCCTGCTTGTCGGGGCGGCCAAGGACGGTGTAAGCGCCGCCGGAGGGGGTGCCCTTCAAGAACAGCTTGGTACCATCGGGCTTGATGCGCTGCAGGCCGACCAGTGCGCCGGGGCCGTGGCGCAGTGGGATGAGCAGCTCCTCGCCCAGCATCCGCGCGCCCTCGGGCTCGATCAGCTTGCGCTGCACGTAGGGGTGGGCGGTGACAACCGTGGCGCGCGCCCACATCTCGGCGGCGCGGGTGGCTGCGGCGTCGCGGTCGATTTTGGCCTGCGCCTCCTCGGCTGCCATGCGGGCCTCGCGCTCAGCGATTCGCCGGGCTTGGTCCTCGGGGTCGATGGGCTTGCGGTCTTGGGCTGTGGATTTGTAGCCGCCCTCTTTGGCCAAGGCGATCAGTGTGCCGACGGTGGCGCGGTTTGCGCCGGTGCCTGGCTTGCAGGACTTCCAGACGTCGCGGCAGTCGCGGGGGTTGTAGTTGGAGCCTTGCTGGCTCCAGGCGTCCCACGCTTCGAAGGCGGGCTCGCCGAATTCTTCTTTGAGGATGAAGGCCATCTTCACCCAGGTCTCGCGGTCATCGACGCCGCGAACAAATGAGAGCATGCGCTCCGCTGTCTCGAGGGAAATGGGGTCCCTCTGCCCTGTTTTTTTTGTGTTTGTCATACCTGGCATCTGAAGCCGGCGAATAAAAGGTGGGGCAGCCCTCGCCAGGGTCAGGCCATGTGTCACCCGGTAGCTAACCGGATCGAGCCCCATGGACAGTATAAGGGTGTGTGCGCGGAAAAACGCAACAGGGGTCGAAATAAATGTGCGGTTTTGCGCAACAGTTGTGGTAGCATCGTGCCCGACACCCCGCTGAAACGGAGTTCATGTAACTCGGCGAAAACGGGTCGGTGGGGTGTCATCATCACGCATGGGGGTTGTCCTCTGGGGGTTCCCGGAGGCCCGGAACAGCCCCCAGCCGTGATGGTGAGGCGGAGTCATGACCCGCGTTAACATCACGTAACCTAGGATCACGAGACCAAGGTGTACGGGCCTGTGGCGGAAGTCGGGACGATACCAAGGGGCAACGGTGGTCCTGGGCAGGCAAACACCGAGACACCCCGGAGAGACGGGGCCTATTCAGCCACCGCCAGCCTGGCATCCTCCACCGACCGCACGATGGCGGCGATGGCACCGCGCTTTTTCATGGCGGCGATGAAGGCCAGCTGCTCTGGCGATGGGCGGCCCTTGGCGGTCTTGACCTCGAGCGCGAAAAAACGGCAGTCGCTGGCACGAAACCCAAACAAGTCGCTGAACCCCTTGGGTAGCCCGGTTTTGACGGGCCTGCCGTCTGCGGTGAAGAACAGCCCCACGTTGGCCCTGGCCACGAAGTGCCCGTCGGCCGAGAGCGCCACCATGATGGAGCGCATGATGTCCGCCTCGCTGAGTGGGGGTGGAGTTTCCGGTTTAATTCGACCCCCACTCACCGCCGCGCCTCCCAAATTTTGAGCACCATGGCCTCCAGCGCCTTGCAGGCTTTTTCACCGCGCACCTGAAGCACCCCGCGTTTGACGATTTTCCCGGCCTCCTCGCGGCCACGCAGGAACTCGCGCCGGGCCAGCTTGTCTGGGATGGCCAGCACGGCGCTGGCTTCGCACTCGGCACGCCAGGTCTCGGACCAGGTGCAGGTTTCTGTGCCGTCGAGCAGCTTGGTGCGGGGGTGGTTGCAGGCGGGGCATGATTCAAAGAGTGCCATACGGATGTAACTCGCGTTTCTTTTTCAGGTACGCAGCATGCGCATCTTCTGCGGTGTCAAAGCGGCCAAGATCGTGCTGCTTGCCATTGATGGTGATTCTTGCGCGAAACTTGTCTTTTTTAAAGTCAACACCAAGCAAACCAACTTTTGTGTTTTTATTTGGCGTCCTACGATTTTGATGGTTTTGAGCATGAGTAACGCATCTCAGGTTTGCAATCCGATTGTCAAGCCCATCCCCGTTGATGTGATCAATTTTTCCATCCGGCCAAACACCATTCGCGTAAGCCCACGCCATACGGTGAGCTTTGTATTTTTTGCGGTTTACCTGGATGCACCAATATCCGCCACCGTTAGGTCCGCCTGCAACGGATCCGGCTTTGATCTTGTCGCCAACATTTGTGCGATAAAAAAATTGTCCTGTGAGGTGGTTATAAAAAAACATCTCCCTCAAAAGATTGACTGGAATAGAATTTGTCTTGCTCATGCTGCTGCGCCCCTATCGCGGTGGTTTGGGAAGTGACGCCTCGGTGTTGGTAGCACCGGGGCGTTGCACCATGTTACCTCTGTTGCGCTTCTTTTGCAGCTCTTGCGCGAAGAACATGTCGAGCCCAAAGGGCGGGCCTTTTCATCCCTCTTGCCATCCCGATGCGAATCAGGTCAGCCTCGGTCTGCGCTCTTCCCTGCTCAACCTTGCGGGTTTTTACAGCGGCGGCCTTTGCGGCGGCGGTGATTTCCTGCAGCTCGCCCTCAACCTCGTTGATCTCGCGCCCCATGGGCTCGAAGTGGTGCCCGCACTGGCAGTCGGTCACAACCGAAGGCACGGTGGCAAAGCACACGGGGCACGTTTTTACTGGCACCTCGGACTTCTTGGCGTTCTTCTTTTTTTCGACGGCGGCCAGCGTCCACTCGCGCAGGTCGGTAGGCAGCCCATGGCGCTTCACGTTGCCGGCGTGGTCGAGCACAATGCAGTCGGTTTTGCCCGGGTGCGTGCGCAGGCCACGGCCAACGGACTGCAAGTACTTCACGACTGACTGCGTTGGCGTGAGCAAGATGATGCAACCGATCGTCGGGGCGTCCACTCCGGCGACCCACAAGGCGCAGTTGCAAACCACGTCCAGGCTGCCATCGCGCAGGCCTTGCAGGGCGGCGTCGCGCTCCACGGTGTCGGACTCGCCGCTGATCGCCACAGCTCGGTACCCGGCCTGGCGGAACTGCTCGGCCACGTTGGTGGCGTGCTCGACGGTGACGCAAAACGCCACGGCCGGGCGGTTGTGCGCGAGCTTACGGTAATGCGCAACGGCGCTGCCGGTGATGACGGGCTTGTCCATCGCGGCGGCCAGCTCCCCTTGGTTGAAGTCGCCCGCCACTGTGTGCACACCGGACAGGTCCGGCTCGCTGGGCGCGTAGTAGCGGATGGCGGCCAGCAGGCCCTCGTCGATCAGGTCTTGCGTGCTGCAGGTGGGCACCAGAATATCGGCCACCTCGCCCATGCCCCGGCCGTCAAGGCGACAGGGCGTGGCGGTGAGGTGCAGCAGGTGCGCGCCGCCGGGCCGCTTGAACTTGGGGCCAGCGCCAGCCCACTCGAAAATCTGCTGGTAGGTGTTGGCCACAGCCAGGTGCGCCTCGTCTACGATGATCAGGTCCGGCGGCTGATGCTGGTCCAGTCGGCGCACCAGCGTTTGCACCATGGCCACCTGCACGGGCAAGCGGCGGTTGCCGTCGCGGCCAGATGCAATCCAGCCGTGCTTGATGCCAGCGTCGGTCAGGCGCGAGCTGGTGTCGTTCAGAATTTCCTTGAGGTGCGCGATGAACCAGACGCGCTTGCCTTTGTCCAAGGCGCTCTGAATCATGCAGATCGCGGTTGCGGATTTGCCAAAACCGGTCGGGGCAATCAGGATGGGGGCTTTATGGCCAAAGCGGTAGGCTTTGCGCAGGTCGGCGATGGCCTGGGCTTGTCGGGGGCGGGGGGTGATCATCGCTTGCCCGGCAGTGGTCGCCGCTCCACGAAGTACCGTCCGGTGGACTTGATAAATTTTGCGGTCAGGCCTCGATTCCTGAGCATTTCATCAAATGTAAACCCGTGCGGAATGTGAGAAAGCCACTCCGCGCTGATCTCGTTTGGCTCTCCAGATCTGGCGATGTGAGTAAGGAAATCATAGATTTCCAAGTAGGCGTTCTTTTTGAGCGTTGCCTCGAATTTATCCCGAGTCATGACAGCTCCCCATAATCCCACTGCTTGCCGCAGCCAGGGCAGTGGACGCGATCGGGCAGGAGGTTGAACAGCTGGTTGCCGCAGGACATGCAGCTCCAGACCTTCGAGCCCGGCGTGGGGGCCACGTCGAACTTGCTGCGCCCGCGCATGCTGTTGCACGCCGGGCACTCAAACTCGGTGGTACCCATCTCCCACACAGTGCTCCATTCGTAATCGCACCCCTGGCAAAACAGCACGCCTGCGATGTGCGGCTCGCGCTCCTTGCGGGCCTTGGCGAGGTCGATGATTTCAGTCATGCAAGCCACTCCTTGATGTGGTACCAGGCTATGGCGAACACGGTAAACCAAACACCGAACAACGCGATGTACAAATACGCCATAGCCCAGCACCCGGCTTTTTCGCCTTCATTCATTGTTGACACTCCAGTAGTGCAGCTTGGTCATTTCCAAAACACCAATCAGTGTGGCCACGGTCATGTGGTCATACTTTGGTGAATTGATAAGATCCCGCAAGTCATTCATAAGCTCAGAGCCTGTCGCTTTTTGGTCGGATGACGGAATTACTGTAAGTTTTGGTTGAGTGATTTCAGTCATTCAAATCCCCCGGCTTGATCCACGCGTTTGCTGTTGTCCGCCGCCAGGTGGCCTGCTCGATCGCTTTGAGGTCTTGCAGTACTTCGCTGTGCACAACCTCCATCCCGTGCAGGTGCAGGTATGTGTCGATCACGTTGAAGCGATTTTTTTCGAACATAAAAACCGGCTTGCGATGCAGCCGCAGACGGAAACGGTAGGTCGTGGCGCTGTGCGCGGCAAAGTCGTACCAAGCCCAAATCAGCGTCAAGCTGTAAGGCGTGAATCGAAAGTTCAGTCCAAGGCGGATGTGCTCGCCTTCGCGTGTGTAGTGAATCATTCGTCGTCCTCATCAATGTGCTCCTGAATCAGCTGCGCCTTGACCAAGTCCAGGCAGCCGAGCGCGGTCGGCAGCAGCATGGTCTGGTCGTATTTGTGGACGACGGCGAGCAGCTCGTCGACCAGTGCTTGGGTGATTGCGCCGTGGTAGTTCATGGTTGGCTCCTGGCGCGGATTGCGGCGGCGCAGTGCAAAGCAGACTCGGATCGCTCGGCAACCCTTGCGCACGCCTCGCGCTCCATCGCCGTGATCTTTGCGACCAGGATTTGAGCGATTCGGATCTCGTCTTGGAGGTCTTCTCCTAAACGGTACGCGGCCAAGCGACCATCACGATCGCGCAAGCTGTGCACCTCGATCAGGAACTGTTCGACTGGGTCAGTGCTCATCACCATGGTGCCTCCTCGACCTGTTCGCGTTGCTGGTGTTTGTAGGCACGCAGCTGGCCAGGGGTCCACGGCACGGGGCCGGTGGCGGGTGGGAATGGCCACTGAACAGGTGGCGGTGGTTTTTTCTCTGGTTGGCTCATACAGCCCTCCGTAGGTTTGTGGGCTCACGCCCGGTGTTTGCACCCCACACACTTGTGATCTTCCCGCCCGAGCGCGGTGTGGGTGTATTGGCACTCGGGGGTCATGCGAAACGGGGAGGCGACCATCTTGGCGACGCGGGTCTGGCCATCAAGCCACCAGCCGTCTTGCACGGGTAGCATCTTGCGATACTCTGGGCGGTTATAGCAACCATAATTTTTCGCCTCGTTTTTGGTCACGTAATCCTCGCTTGTTTTGAGCGGTACAAAAAGCAAGTCGGACCGGGCACGCGTTCGAGCTGGCCGGAGCGAATCAGGCGGCCCAAAGCGGCGTTGATGCGGCGTTTGCCCACCCGCACCGCAATGTCACGCGGCAGCTCGTAGCGGGTGTGCGAAATCGCCCCCAAAAGCATCCGGTCGCTGATCATCAAGCATCCAACTGCCAGTCGCCTGCGGTGCGCAAGATCAGGTCCTCGGCACTCAGGCTCAGGCCGCGAGCCTGGGCGATGGCCAGAATGCGGCCCTGCAGCGCGGACGGCACAGCGCCGTTGCTGCCGCCCTCGTCCTTGGGCTTGCGCCAGCGCACCACAGAGCTGGGGTTTCGCTCCAGGGCGCGGGCAAGCGCACGCACGCCACCGAAGGCGGTGATGCACTTGTCGGCTGGGGTTTCCAGGTGCGTTTCCAGGGAGGGGTCTTTGGTTTCTGCGATCATGCCGGGGAGTGTAGCGTAAAAAGCAACACTTGACCGAAAATATCTCAAGGAAACCCACGCAAACCCCTTGCAGCCCATGTTTTTCGATGGCAAGATGCATTTACCGCAACACAAACGGGGTTTTTTATGAGCAACCTTCACCCAATCATGCAACAGGCCCTGGCCCCGTTTCTTGGGGCCGCATTTCACACAGGAGATTCACACATGGAAATCGAGACACGCGTCGCTGGCATTCCTTGCATCGCCAAGGTGACGCATTTCTTTCGCCAGTCCCCGCACCGGGGCAGCGCGCACACCTGCGACAGCGACATGGATTACTACGGCTACACCGAGTGCGAGTTTGACATCCTCGACCGGCGCGGCCGCCCCGCCCCCTGGCTTGAGCGCAAGGCAACCGACGCGGACCGCGAGCGCATCGAGCAGGAAATCACTGAGCAACTGGAGGACTAAACCATGAACACAACGATGCTAAAACTTGCCCGCCACCTTTGGTGCATCGGCCACGCCGACCGTGCCACGCAGCGGGCCAACATGCGCAAGTGGGTGCGCTCGGTTCGCCTGCTTGGCGACCGCTGGGTGATGGCCGCACGCGAGCCGCGCCTGACCACCCCGGTGCCAGACGGCAAGATTTCCAGCCTGGTGCTGCCTTTCCCCCTGCGCACGCCGCGCAGCCTGCACGAGGCTTTCGAGGCAAGGAAGCAGGCATGAGCGACGCAGCTCCACGCCAGGCATACGCCTGCAGCCGCTGCGCCGGGTCCGGCCGCATGTCGCAGTTTTCCAACGTGATCGGCGGCGAGTGTTTTCGCTGCCGGGGCACAGGCAAGCAGTACACCAAGCCCACCAAGCCATCACCCAAGTGGGCCGTGTTTGGCCAGCACCGCGAGACGGGAGCTTGGCTGCGGCTCTACAACGTGGTGGCCAGGTCCAAGCCCGCAGCGATCGCCAAGGCGCAAGCGACCTACGCCGACGCCAGCACCGACTGGAAGAACACCTACACGCTGGCCACGGCCCGCGCATTGAAATGGACCGACATGGCCAGCTTGGACGCCCTGAGCTGGGATGAGGCTTTTAAACCGAAGGAGAAATAATGTTTGGACCGAAAATTTACGAGCTGTCGCTGGTCAAGAACTACGTCAGCCACTGGGGTTTGGCTGAGGCTTGTCGCGAGCTAATCCAGAACGCGCTCGACAGCGACTCGCCATTCGTTTACGCATTCAAGAAATCAGACGACGAAACCTACTCACTGCACCTCACATCAGAGTTTGCCAAACTCAGTCCACAGACATTGTTGCTCGGAGCAACCAGCAAGGCAGACAGCAAGGACGCCATCGGCAGCTTTGGTGAGGGCTACAAAATCGCCCTGCTGGTTTTGACGCGCATGGGCTACGACGTGGACATGCTGAATGGCGACGTGCTGTGGAAGCCTCGCTTCCGATTCAACCGGCAGTTTGGTGAAGAACTGCTGGCCATTGAAGAAAGCCAGTCTCCGGTGCGTGGCAACAAGGGCCTCACATTTGTTGTGCACGGACTTTCTGGTGCGGACATTGAGCAGGTAAAGGCATCCTGCATTCGCATGCAAGACCACATTGGGGCCATCCGCATGACCAGCTACGGAGACATTTTGATGGAGCGGCCAGGTGAACTTTACGTGGGCGGGCTGTTGATCTGCAAAACAGAGCTGAAGTACGGCTACAACATAAAGCCGGAATTCATCCGGCTGGAGCGCGATCGCCAGACCGTTGCAGATTGGGATCTGAAATCAATCACCAAGGAAATGTGGTTTGAGACTAAAGAGTTTGACCAGATCGCCGAACTGGTGCAAGCCGGGGCCGAGGACGTTGAATATGTGAAGTACGGCTGCCCTGAGATGGTGAAAGAGGCCTGCTACCAACTGTTTCGCAAAAGCAACCCCGACGCACTGGTCGCAGGGTCTCAAACCGAGCTTAAAGAGATGATTCGGCGCGGCCTCACCAAGACCGTCTATGTCAATGGCGGCATGCACTACGCCATAAGCAACGCGCCCTCATATGTCAAAGAGACGCGCCAGCTGGTTGCCGTGCAATCACCAACCGAGTGCCTGCGCCAGTGGCTAAGCGCCAACCGCAGCGAAATGCGCAGTAAGTCTATTGAGGCTTTCAAAGATCTGATCACCACATCTATAGGATGGAAAGCATGACCCCCCTACCCTTCGACTACACGCGCTGCCGCCCGCAGCAGCCCGACGAAAACTGCCGCAACTGCAGACGCTGGTGGGACCATCCGCAGCAGACGCACAACCCGCACCGCCAGTCGTTTGTGGTGGTGGCCAACAGTAAGGACCGGGCGTGCGTTTGCATGCCGGTGAGCTTTATGGAGGCAGACGAATGACGCCGGAACAGATGTGTCACGCAATGCTTGACGATGTGTTTAAAAACGGCACCAGCGTGATGAAAATAACGCGTGTCGACATCAATGCAGAGTTTGACCAGATTGGCGAGGCCATGAATGAAGTCGCCCAGCGCTTTGCCCATCGGCTAGCGCTGGACCTCGAATGCGTCCTGGCGCGCTACAGCGGTCCCTGGTACGACGAGGCGATGCAAACGCTCAGCGACTACCGGACCGCCATGAATGAGCTGCACGAGAAACAAGCCCCCACGTTCATGGGCGAGCCGCTGGTGAGGGACGACAAATGACCTCCGGCGAAACCAAAGCCACGATCTACCAGGACAACGGCAAAACCTACGCCGAGCTTTGGCGTGAGGGTGGCCTGCTGAAGATGGCGATTTTTGCCCGCATGCCTGGCGTCGTCATTCACCTTGACGAGCGGGTTATCCCACAACTGATCGAGGCCCTTCGGGGCATCCAGGACACCAAATGAACCATTGCACAAAATGCAACCGTAGCCGCTTGCCAGAGGGCGGCATTTTTCTCACGGCCACGCGCTGGATTTGCGCCGAGTGCTGGCTGAAATTTCTGCAAGGACGGCGCAGTTTGAAGGAGACCGTGTGATGTACACCCCAGAAGATTCCCCGTTTGAAAAGTTCCGCACCGAGAAGCTCAAGGGCGTGGCCATGTCGCCAGACGTCCGCGAGCTGGTGGCGCTGGCCTACGAGTCCGGCTTCATCGACGGCATGCAAAAGCAGATGCAGTCCAGCGTGGACAGGGCTGTCAACAGAATGACGGCCATCCAGGTGCCGCGCTACAACCCAGAAATGACGGCGTTCAAAACAGGAGACGAGACATGACTGAAGAAAACCACGACAACCACGACGACCATATCGACCGTGCCCAAGCGCACCTGGCATCAATCAAGCGTGACATGCGCAAAACTCTGGAGGATGCAGCTGTGCGTGCCATGCACAAAGTGATGGCTGAATTTGAGGCCAAGTCAGACGAGCGGTTGATGGAGGACTGGGGGCCGGGGCCGCATGAGTACCACAGCCTGCCGGCGCGTGAGCCTGAGCAGAAGCCCGTGGCGTTACCGGAAAAAATATACGAGTTTGTGCCCACGCCAGAGCCTGAAAAATGGCATCACCCTGAGTGCGAAGGCGAGTGCATCGCCTGTTTGATTGAGCGTGTGGTGCAGGAGGCATACGGCAGTCAGGGATTGAGTTATTTGCAACGACATCTCACACCCCCACCAGCACAGCAGGAGCCGCTGACGGATGAGCAAAAGATAAAAGCCGTGCTTTGGGATTTGGCTGTCAATAAAGGACTTATCTCGGTTCACACTGAGAAGTTGGCAAGCGGCTGGTCATCGGACATGACAAAAGTCTCTTGGCTGGAAGGTCACGATAAGGCTTGCGACATCAGTAACGAAGCCGCCCACGGCATCAAGGGGGACGCATGAAGCCCCCGTCTTATTGTTGCCAGAAATGCGGTGAACTTATCGGTTGGCTGGGTCGGGTTATGCCATTCCACAAATGCAAGGAGCAACCATGAACTGCTGTGACGAATACGGCAACTGCCGCCAGGGCCGCGATTGCCCGATTCGGGAGTGCCCTCACTGCCGTGGCATGGGCTACGACGCCAGCGGGCAAAAATGCACCTGCCAGCCGGACCACTTTGGTAACACGCTGGCCTGGATTCTGGGTGGTTTTATCGCCGTGATGTTGGTCTTGATGACCATAAGGAGCTGCGCGTGATTTGCACCACCTACACCGGCCCCGCAAAACCAATCCCAACTTACCGCATGCCATTGATCGACAAGATCGAGATAGTTGTATTTTTGTCTGGATTCATCGTCGCAGGACTTGATGTTTTCTTGTGGCGAGCGAACATACCAGCGTTTTAACAGGTAGCTGAAAGGAGCAACCAATGACAATTCACAAAGTAATCTGGTTCACCAGCGGCAAGGGCCTGGTGGGCATCGTTGAGGCCACGCAGGATGACGGCGAGCACGGCTACTGGATCGCGCCGTGCGATGGCTTCAACGAGGTGATCGACCAGAACATGGTGGCCGCGCACGGGGCAAGGTTTCCAGAATCCGCAGGTCTGGCGTTGTTTGGAGGTGGCCATGAGTGACCGCGAATTGCTGGCGCTGGCCGCGAAGGCGGCAGGCTGGATGGGCTGGCAAAGCAAGCACGGTTATTGGAACCTCACATCGCCTGAAGGCAGGAGCAGCACACATTGCCACTACTGGCATGCTTACTGTCCACATACCGGCGAGAAGCTGCGGGAGCCGACATTTGCCGACGCAATCGCCGAAGCAGGTTGGAACCCCCTCACCGACGACGGCGACGCGCTACGGCTGGCTGTGGATTTGGGAATCACTATCTACACAAACATTCGCACCGCCTACGTTTTGTACGGAAACCATCCAATCAACGCTGACGAGCGCGAGATCACAGCAACGGAAGAGCCGGGCGAAGACCCCCACGCCGCCACCCGCCGCGCCATCGTGCGCGCGGCAGCACAAATCGGAGAACACATGGAGAAACAAAATGGCAACTGAAATCATCGTCCCCAGCAACCAGGAGCACTGGCTGGCCATGCGCAAGCTGGATGTGACCAGCACCGAGAGCGCCGCGCTTTTTGGCATGAGCCCCTACCTCACGCACTACGACCTTTGGCACCGCAAGCGCACGGGCATCGTGCCCGAGTTTGTCGTCAACGACCGCATGAAGTGGGGCAACCGCCTGGAGGCCGCGATCGCCTACGGCATCGCAGAAGAACAGGGCTGGGAGGTCAAGCCCATGAAGGAGTACTTGCGCGACCCGGACCTGCGCATGGGCAGCTCGTTTGACTTCGTGATCACCAACCTGGGCGAGCCGGTGCATCTGGAAATCAAGAACGTGGACTACCTGGCCTTCCGCGACGGCTGGATTGAGCACGAGGACGGCAGCATCGAGGCCCCCGAGCACATTGAAATGCAGGTCCAGCACCAGATGGCTGTGAGCGGTTTCAAACGCGCATTCATCGGCGCGTTTATCGCTGGCAACAGGGGCGTGGTGATCGAGCGCCTGCGCGACGAGGACGTGATCGCCGCGATCAAAGCCAAGGTGGCCGACTTCTGGCGCACGGTGGACGAGGGGCAGGAGCCCGAGCCCGTGATGCCAGGCGACGCCGAGGTGATCATTCGCTTGAATCAGTATGCCAAGCCGGGCAAGATTCTGAGCGCCGATGGCGATGAAACCCTGCGCGATCTGCTGCTGGATTACAAGGCGGCAGCCAAGGCAGAGGCCAACGCCAAGGAGGACAAGGACGTCGCCAAGGCCAATATTTTCAAGCACATCGGAGACGCCGAGAAGGTCCTCACCAGCGAGTTCAGCGTGAGCTGCGCGCTGCAGGCCGACACGCCGCCAACGCTGATCACCGAGAACATGGTGGGCACATCCTACGGGGGCCGAGCAGGCTTCAGAAATTTGCGAGTTTACCCACGCAAACCCACAAAGTGATGGTACACTGTTTGGAAACAAGCAACACCGCCGCCGGTCGGCCACCGGTTTTAAGTCTGGCTGAATTGGCCGGAGCACAGGAGAAAAGATGAGCCAACTTACCGTTGTCGACCAGGTCCGCAACCAGCTGACCGCCATGCAGCCGCAGTTTGCGGCGGCCCTTCCCAAGCACGTGGACCCGGCGCGATTTGTTCGCGTCGTGATGACCGCTGTGCAAATGACCCCTTCCCTGCTGGACGCCGACCGCCGCACGCTGTTTGCATCGGCCATGCGTGCCAGCCAGATGGGCTTGCTCCCAGACGGCCGCGAGGGCGCGATCGTCACCTTCAAGAACCAAGCGCAGTTCATGCCGATGGTTGCAGGCATCATGAAGCTGGTGCGCAACTCGGGCGAGATCAGCACCTGGTCGGTGCAGGCGGTCTACGAAAACGACCAGTTTGATTTCTGCTTGGGCGATGAGGAGCACATAACGCACAAGCCCTCGCTCTCCAACCGGGGCAAACTGATCGCGGTTTACTCCATCGTCACCATGAAGGACGGCGAGAAGTCCCGCGAGGTGATGAGCGTCGAGGACGTCAACGCCATCCGCGCCCGCAGCCGCTCGGGCAACTCCGGCCCCTGGCAGACGGACTTCGCCGAGATGGC